CTCACTGGTACCCCCTCATCCAACGGCCTTATGGACCTCTGGGCGGAGTACAGGCTTATTGACTTGGGAGAGAGGCTTGGACGCTTCATCACTCGATACCGTCAAGAGTTCTTCCGCCCAGAAAAGAGCAATGGGCAGGTGGTGTTCAGCTACGCACCTCTCCCTGGGGCGGAGGAACGCATTTACGGGCGGATAGCGGACATCACGATCAGCATGAGGTGTACAGACCACTTGGTGATGCCAGAGCTTGTCAGTGTTCCCTACGAGGTGAGGATGTCGCCGAAGGAGGCGGAGATTTATTCCTGCCTGAAGAAAGAGATGGTTCTCAATCTTAAGGATGGGGAGATCACAGCCGCCAACGCTGCATCCCTCTCTGGGAAACTGACTCAGATGGCCAATGGAGCAGTGTATGACGATGATGGCAACATCATAGATGTCCACTCCCGAAAGCTCGATGCTCTGGAAGACCTGATCGAGGCGCAGAACGGGAAGCCGGTTCTGGTCGCCTACTGGTACAAGCATGATCTGAAGAGGATTGAAGGGAGACTGCGCGATATGGGCATCCGCTACCGCCGCATCGACACCGAGGAATCCATCCATCAATGGAATGCGAAAAGAGTGGAGGTTGGCCTGATCCATCCGGCCTCCGCTGGCCACGGTCTCAATCTGCAGGCAGGCGGCTCCACTCTGATCTGGTTCGGGCTGACGTGGAGCTTGGAACTCTACATCCAGACGAATGCACGGTTGTGGCGCCAGGGACAAGTGAGCAGAACGGTAGTAGTGGAGCACATCGTTTGTAAGGGTACGATCGATGAACGGATTATGCAGGCGCTTCAGCTAAAGGAGGTAACCCAAAGCAGCCTGATAGACGCAGTTAAGGCACAGTTGGAATGAAGGGCAGAAAGGAGACATTATGAGCCAGGATGAAGCCCTCTCGATGCTAAGGGATATTCGAGAAGAACGAATTTATGTTTTTGATGGCTTGGCAACCATGAAGGCGGCAATTCAAGACGCGCTGGGAGAGGAGGTGAAGTTGTGGTAAAGGAGCTAAAAATCAATCCGAAGTTCAGGGATGCGGCTATTCCTCTTTCAAAAGAGAAATTTGAAGAGCTGAAGGCTGATATTCAACGACGTGGATGTCTGGTTCCCATAGTGACATGGCAGGGAACCATTATAGATGGCCATAATCGTTATGCAATCTGCAAGGAACTTGGGATTGATTTTGAAACTGTGGAGCAGCAATTCGAGGATGAAGTCGATGCTCGACTCTGGATTGTAACCAATGTGATGAATTCCCGGGATCCAACATCCTTTCAGCGTTGTGAAATGGTAATTCCATTCAAAGATGATATCGGCTCCAAGGCTCTTCAGCGACAGCTCGCGGGCGTAAAGGTTGACCCTGGCGTAAATTTACGCCAGGGTTCTCGCGAAGGGAAAACAGCTTTTATTCTAGGTAGTCTGGCACACGTTTCGGAGAGTCTCATGTACATGGCGATCCGTCTTCACGAAGGAGCAGATGAGGCTACATTAGAAAGATTGAGAACGGATCGTAAAGTGTCCATTAGTGGGACTTACAAGCAGCTTTTCGGCAAGAAGAAAAACGATTCATCATCGCCTGGTTGTAAGGTCGAAAATCAGGAGGAATCAGAGAAACGAGACCATGTAAAGGACGTTCCAATCGAAGAACAGCCGCCCAAGATGCACGAGAAGTCCTTTGCCGGTCCTGTTTCGCTGAATGAGGAAAGGGTGAAAACTCATTCATCTGAAAAGAAGGATCTTGAACTCTATCCGGAGGTAACTCAGATCGACCATCTCATGGAGGTTCCCACGATGAAGGATGAACCTCAGCATGAACCTCATGCCTTCATGTTTGTGGAGGACCAAGTGAGATTTGCTTGTCGCAACTATATCGAGGAACTCCGAACCGGACTCAGATGGCTGAAGAATGAAGACAGGAGCCGTCTTCCCGAACTGTTGCAGATCATCAGGGAAACGAACGAACAAGCCGAACAGATATACAAAGAAATGGAGGATTAACATGAATCGAACTAAGGTACGTATCATCAAGAACGAGAATGACAGGCTGGACGTGAAAGTGGTGCTCAAGGAAGGCCATGTCGATGGAAGTGCTGCCGACCTCACCTATATCCGCAGGATGCCCATCAGTATGTTGAAGGTCAACAAGAAGTATCAGCGCCTTCTGGATATGAAGTGGGCGAAGGAGATCGCTGATAACTTCAACCCCGATCTGGTGGCTGTGATCCAGGTTTCGTATCGGGATGGGAAGTTTTGGATCATCGACGGGCAGCACACAAAGAAGGCGATTGAACTGAAGTTCAATGACCCTGATTACCCTGTTATCTGTAAGGTATATACTGGCCTTACCGAGAAGGATGAGTCTGAGCTGTTCTACCTGTTCAACAAGTGCAAGAAGAAAATGGCGTCGGCCTCCATGCTAAAGGCTCAGGCATTCTGTGGCGAGGCGGAGGTGACGAGTTTCCTTCAGCATACAAGAGATGCTGGCTTCATCATTGACCCCGAGAAGTCAGTGAATTGCAAGTACGGCATCGCGGCAGCAAAGAAGGCCCTGAATTGCTTCCGTGTTCTTCAGGCTGATGGCTACGATCGGATGCTTCATCTCCTTCGGGATACCTGGGATGGTGAACGTTGGTCACTGACTTTGAAAATGCTGGGAGGAATGGCTGCCCTGCTGTCAACATATGCAGATGAGATGGACGATAAAGTGTTCATCAATCAACTGCGTTCCGTGACGGAGGCACAAATAGTCAAGGAGGCTGGTAAATTCTGCGATGAGTCTGTGGGCACTGCGTATGCTGCTGGCCTGGTAAAGCTCTATAACAAGGGGCTTCGTTCTGGAAAGTTGCGTCAAGCGAAGCTGTTCAGTAACTGACTCTGCCGGATGGGTTTTGATAGGGGGGTGAGCTATGGTATATCTACAGGAGAACTGGGAAGACCTGGCCAACGCCATCATAATCAGCGCAGTGGAGGATTATCAGAGCGCTTACAAACGTTTGCTGAGGAATCCCGAAAGCAAGTTCAGAAAGAAGGAGGTTGAAAAGCTGGAGGAATTCTTCCGTGGAAGCTGGTATGCAACGCTGACAGATCTTGACCCCAATTATCTGATTAGAAAAATCCAGGAGGAGATTGAGAATGATCGGATGGTGCTATCTTGATAAAAGAGATGCGACAATCAAGGCCCTCAAAGACTACGATTCCATGAAATTCATCATCGAGAATACCAATGATGAAATTAAGAGGATCAGAGAAAAGACCTCTTCGGTTGGAGTTCCGTTATACGATGACCATGTTCGAGGCGGAAACGTTCATTCCGGTGAGGATAAGACAGTAAGCACAATTGAAGAGATCGACACACTGAAAGAACGCTACAGACAGGCGCAAGAATACATGGCCTGGTTTGAGCCCGCCTGGAAGCAGCTCAGTGAAGATGAGCAGTGCTTACTTGAGAGCGTATATCTGGACGGATCTGAGCGCGTAGATATATGCGCGAGAATGGGCTTTGAAAAGGACGCCTATTATAAGCGCAGAAATCGTGCTCTGGGACATCTGACTACGCTTCTTTATGGGGTAATGTAGAAAATGTCCAATTTCGCAGACGTACCCCATTGACAAATCTGGTATTCTAATACCATCGAAGCGCGGGCAACGAAGCCCGCAAAGGCAAGGAGTCTGTGAGTTGGTCACAGTCTCCTTTTTGATTGGAGGGATTTAATTGCAGAATGAGATAGGAGTACGGCACAATCCTCATCGCATGGATATCTGGCTCGCCAGGGTCAACCGGGAAGAGTGGTCATACATGCGAAACGGAACCATTCCTGTCATTGTGGTGAGCAATGATACAGCTAATTCGCTTGGCGACCTCGTTACCGTTGTCCCCGCCACGACAAAGCAGAGGAGACTCGACCTTCCGATGCACGTCTGGCTGTCGCATGAGAATAATCCGTCCCTTGACATGGGTATGACCATGCTGGGTGAGCAGATCACAACCATCGACAGGAGGAGTCTGATAAGGCAGCTTGGTCGGGTAACGAAGGAAGAGGACATCGAGAAGGTGGAGTTTGCTGTTCTGGAACAGCTGGGTTTTGAGGTGGAGTAATGAACTACGCACTGGTTTTGATGGTG